TGTGTGTGGTTGTGAGTAGTGAGTGAGTGAGTAGCTCTCTCGAGCTACTCACTCACTACTCACTACTTCTTGTTGATGTTTCGAGCGACGTACTTGTTCAACCAGCGAACAGCTTCGTCGTGAGAAACCTGCTTCTTTCCGAGCTGATTCGTCGAAGCTTTGATGAAACCTTGACGAACGTAGCTGTAGATGACTTGCGGAATCACTTCGTAACCAACGAGCTCAGATGCGATCTTAGCAAGTCGATACGGTGAAACTGCTTGCACGTCGTTGAGAGCTGCTTCGATCAGATCGACGAGCTCGATGGTTGGTTGGTTGGTGTTCTGTTCATCTGTCATACTAGAACCATACTATAGTTAGAAGCTCTAAGTATAGGGCCCAAGGGCTTTGGGACACTAGGGGTGCCATTTGATTGTTATACGATAGTGATCGTTGGGACACTAGGGACTCCAAATCGAGGATACCGAATACATGTTTTACCATGATATCAAAGGTGCGTGCTGGCACGTTTCCGCCTCAGATATACTTAAAGCATGAAGGAATGGGACGCAGAAGAAGCTCTCCAGAACCTGACTGCGGAGCGGATGCTGGACGATGGCGACGACTTGGCCGCGTCCGAAAGGATCTTCGCCGAGAACGCTGTTGGCGCCTCCCTAAGCATCGTGCACATCGCTCTATATTCCTCAAATGAGCGGTTGCGCCTGGACGCCTCACGATACATCGTTGACCGGAACCTAGGCCGCATCGGTGACACTGACCCGTTGAAGGCGATCGGCAACGACCCACTGTTCAAGTTCATGAAGGCTGTCTCATCGTCCTCATTCACCGACAACTGACCCAGAAATCAAGAAATCAAGTCTACGTAGACTCGAAAAACCAGGAGGCACAAATGCCCAAGGGTGTTGGATACGGTGGGACTCAGGCAAATAAGTCGATCGCAGGGAAGACTCACGGCCGTAGCGGTACAGCTGCTGGTAGTGCTGCAGCCTCGGGGTCTGCAAAGAAGTCGTCCTCGAGGCGCACAGGTGGGTCAACGAACTCCGCTCGTCAGGCTAAGCAGAACAAGCAAGGTACATGACGGACGAGTGGGAACCTCCCGCTGACTCTGAGAAGGAGTCGTACAAGGAGAAACTTCGTTCTCTCCAGCTTAACACTGGACGGAACAAGGGCACCACGCATACAACTGTGGTGCCCGACGAACGCATGGACCGGGTTGCCGGGTACCAGCATGAGCACTGGGATGGAAGAGTTTCAGCGACAGTCACGCCCCTGCCTGTCAAAGTCAAAGCTTCGTTCAAGACCGAGGAGGGATAGTGTCTGAAGAAACTGACCGGTTGCGGGCTGAGCTTGCGACTGCAGAGAAGGCCGAGGAGTTGGCCTTAGCCAAAGAGGCTTACTACGCCAGCAAGTCCGAAGAGGACCTTGCCAAGGTGAAGGCGCTCAAGGACGAGGTGGTGGCTGCGAGGACCGAAGCCAAGAAGGGCAGAGTTGCTGGCACTGTCGTGGATGGAGAAGGTACGGCGGTGACTCCGGAGACTGTCAATGCAGCTGTGACGACAGTGGCAGGGCAAGGAGGTAAGGCCTAATGGCTTTCCCGTCAAGCGGACTCTACGTAGCCACATTCGTTGACGCGTTGGACACGACGCAGTTGGCGATTGACCTCGATTTGGAGACGCACAAGGTCGCCCTGTTCACGAACACCGTCACGATCGACCTCACCTCTGCTGTCGGCTACTCGGCCACAAACGAGGTCACTGGTACCGGTTATACGGCCGGCGGGACCCTTGCGCTGACGACGACCTTTGTCCACACTGCCACTGGGCTGTGCACCTTCGACCATGCAGATACTTCGTGGACTACGGCGACCTTCTCAGCGGTACGCGGGTCAGTGACCTATGCGGACGCGCTCGGTAGTGACAACGGACTCGTTGCGGTGAACTTCGGTGGTGACTTCCAGGTCACGGCCGGTACGTTCACCATCCAGTGGAATGCGAGTGGTGTCTTCACCATCGACTTCATCCCGTGATCTAGTAGGAGGCCTCAATGCCCGAGTTCACACCAGAGCAACTGGACTGGCTCAAGAACGAAGCACCCAAGTGGATGGCCGCACAGAAGGCACACGTGCAGGAGGTCGCCGACCGCGAACAGCAACGGCGTCGAGAGTACATGGCAGCACACCCAAGTGGGCCGCTCTCAGACGACGACATCCGTGGTCTCGGTGGGTACCTACTCATGGACTCGCAGTGGCAGGTCGCAGGCTGGCCTGGCATCGACGACACCAATACGCCAGAGAACAGGCGCAACATCATCAACTCGATGGCCGAGGCAGGGACTGTGTTGCCGTTCACAAGGGACTCCGAGATCGCTGGGTACTTCCCAGCAGCCAAGGACCCTGGTAGTGTGTTCGCAGCGATCCAGGCTGGTAATGGACTCGTTGCTGGTGATCCGAACTTCAACCCGTCCACGTTGATCCGAGGCCTTGGATGATTGCCTTCGAGACGTCGATCGCCGGCTGGGGTGACCTGTTCTTCTTCCTGGGCTGCATCGCCATCATTGTCTGGCTCGTGATCGTCTTGTTCGTCGACCGGGCTCGATACCGTCGAGGGCCGTAGATGTCTCGCGTCTACTTGCCGGCGAGGTGGCAGAAAAGTCGTCGGGCTGGATCTAAGGTCGAACTGATCGTGGTCCACTCGATGGAGGCTGGCGAGTCCTCGAAGACCGCCGAGGCTTGTGCCGCGGTGTTCATGCGTGGTACTCGCCAAGCCTCGGCTCACCGTTGCTACGACAACGACTCGATCGTGGAGTGCGTCCACCCACACATGTATGCCTACGGTGCGGGTGGTGGTATTGGTACTCGTCGTATCAACGATTGTGCGATCCATCTGGAACACGCTGGCTACGCACGACAGACAGCAGCTGACTGGGCAGACAACTTCTCGCAGAGTATGTTGTTCTGGTCAGCGATTGACTGTGCGCAACTCTGCAAGGAGTACGCCATCCACTCGGTGATCCGCAACGAGGCTGATCTTCGTGCAGGTAGATGGAACGGGATCACCACACACGCTATCGTGCAGAGAGCGTTCCCGAGCACCGGACATTGGGACCCAGGGCCTCACTTCCCGTTGCAGTCGTACCGAGACCTCGTCGCCTACTGGATCGGACAGCCGTGAAACGTATTCTAGCGGTTCTAGCAGTGCTGACAGTTGGATTGCTGGGCATCACAGGCGCACAAGCCGGAGCAAAGCCAAAGATCGATTCAAATCTTACACCAGTAACAACGGTCGGCATCTTCATTGACACGATTACCCCTGGTGCAACCCACAGTACCATCTCTTGTGGAAGACGTGGAGCACTCGGTCAGCACGAAACCGGCCCGGAAGGCGACGGTACCCTGTTCGTCACGAACCTAAAGCCCCAAACTTTAGTCTGTGTAATCAAGATCACGGAGGTTCTGGAGGCTTAAGGTGGCAAAAGTAAGTGCAACTGACGGATGAGGTCCTGAGGGCGGCGGCCCAAGGCGCCAAATCTGTAACCTTCTACGGGTGGGAACAAGAAGAATGTGTGTCTGCAGCCCTGGAGTCTCTCGTCCGCAAACCGACAGAGGTTCCAGGGCAAGCTTATGTACAGGGCAGACACGCAGCAATCGAGGAACTGAGGAGGTTAACCGGCTTCCGCCGGGTGAGTAAGGTGAAATTAGTTCCTTACAACGAGGAAACACCCGAGCACCCTGTGGAAGAATTAGGATACATGGACGCGCTTGACCGGTTTGAGTGCGAAATCACCCTTCGAAAGTTTAGTCCACGTGTCCGAAAAGTGTTGGAACTCATGATGGGTGGGCTTTCTCAGCGGGATGCGGGAGCGAAATTGGGCATTTCCGAGTCTAGAACGAGTCAACTAGTCGCTCGTGACTGTCGCAGACTAGGATTTCGCTAGTGGGACAGGGGTTCTAGATTGGCTAAGCCTACGATCGTCAACTTCACGACGCAGGACACGGCTGCTCCAGGATCGTCTGTGTTTACGAAGCCGAGCGGAGTTGCCGACGGCGACGTTCTCTACCTGATGGTCAACTTCTTCGTGCCGAACAATCCGACAGGCGGCAATGCGATCACGGCACCGTCGGGTTTCACACAGGTCAGCACAGTTGGCGTCTATAGCAATGGGGCGGGGCAGTGGGGTGGCGTCTTCATGTTCCGCAAGGTTGTCACCAACGCTGCGGGTGAGCCGAGTACCTACACCATCGGTGATCCATCGGGTGGGTATACAGGCGGTTACCGAGGCGGGACTCTGTACGCCGTCCGTGGCGTAGACAACACGACACCTGAGGCTGACTCTGGCAGCGGCAACGCCTCCTCGGGCACCGTCACCACCGGAGCCACGGTCGATACCGTCAGCGATGAGTCGCTAATCCTCTTTGCGGTTATCTCCAATGGCGGCACATTCACGACCCCCTCGGGGATGACCAACGACTTCACTGGCGACGGCGGCGACGTTGCGTGCTTCTCCGAAGTCACGACGTCTCGACTGGCTGGAGCGACTCGTTCGGGAACCCACACAGCAGTTCTACATGCATTTGGCTTCGTCACGGTCAGACCAGCCGGTGTTTACCGGAATAGTCGGACATCGGGATCGAACAGCGGGTTTGGTGGAGAGTCGTCATTCACGACGTCATCATTCACGCCGGGGAACGGCACGCTGCTCTGTGTCTTGGCCGTAATCCAAGACAACAACGTTATTGGCGCGGCTGCTAGTGACCTGACCATCGCCGACTCCCTCGGTACGCTCACGTGGACACCGCGGCTCACAGCCGACGTACCTACAGCGGTCGGGAACTTTGCTCCACACTTCCGCATGTGGACGACGCCGATCACGACAGGTGCGTCCATGACCGTGACTGTCTCGTCGTGGAATCGAGGTGGCGCGGCTGTCGCGGTGCTCGATTATACGGGATATAACACCAGCTCGCCGGTCGGCGTCACAGCAGGGCCGACAGACATTGTCGATGGAGCATTCTCGCTCACCCTGTCGGGCGCTCCGGCCACGACCAGCGAAGTGCTCGGTATCATCGCTGCCGCACACGGCACGACAGGAGCGTTCAGCGTTACACCAGGTACCGGGTGGGTTGAGCCGTTCGAAGTTGACTCTGTCGCCGAGGTCATGCTTGAGGTCGAGTCGCGATCGGGTAGCACTTCCACGACAGTCTCGTGGGCCGACACGAACACAGGCTCGGACACGTATTACTCGTCGTTCGGTGTCGCCATCGAAATCAAAGTGGCAGCGGGAGCTGATACGACTGTGACGCCGTCGGTTGTGAACGTTGTCACAACCGTACCTGCGCCGACGATCATCGCAGACTTACCTGCCGCGAATCCTTTGGTCCCTTTCCGTAGGCGTTCTCAACCTGTGACGAGGTGGCGGTAATGGCTACCTTCACAGAAAACTTTACCGGCACTGAAGACGCCAACCTCGCTAACGGCTGGGCGAGTGACGCTGCCTTCGGTGGGTCCAGCCCGCTCCCGGTCTATAAGTCGAACCGTGGGTCAACGAACAACAACACAGCAATACATGTAGCGTGGAAGCTGCACGGTCTTACCGTCTCCGGTGACTGGCAGATCGACTTCGACATGACGGCTCCGGCTATTATTGGTAACGGCGGAGTCGCCGTCGTTCTCGCATCAAACACCACCTTCCAAGGATGGGGCGTCTTCCTCGGTAATGCCGTCCACGTCCAGAAGTACAACGTCGGTGGGACGCACAGCAACCTGACGAATATCAATCGTGGTCACGAGGGAGAGGCAGGCACATGGCCGAACCACTGCACGTTCACCCACCGTGGCTCCGACGGGTTTATGGAGGTGTTCCTCGATAGCGTGTCATGGGCAAATACGACTGATAACACTCAGTCGGCTGGGAACATGTGCTACTTCTCCATCCAAGATGCTACTTCCCCGACGAACGAGGCGTGGATCGACAACCTCGTCGTCGCCGACGCTATCACTGGTCCACCTGCTGCGCCTACTGTGACGGCAGTGGTTCCCTTCCGTCAACGTGTCATAATTGTCAACTAGAAAGGAATAGTTATGGGCTTCGGTCCTTACACCGCTAGCATGAACGCGGTCAGTCAGACGACGGCCAAGATCCTCGTTCAGGTCGCCGTCCCTACCAATGGATTCATCCAGATCACCCGTATGTGGATCGAGAACGCTGACGTCGAGGCTTCGCAGCAGACTCAGGGCGAAGTTGTCCGTCTCTCGGCAGCTGCAACGGTGACCTCGTTCACTCCGCTCAAGAAGGGCTCACCTGGTCAGGGTGCGTCAGGTTGTGTTGGTGGTACCTCACTCACCGGCGTCAACGCGTCTACCGCAGGCACGGTCACGGACACCTTCATGCCGAGAGGTTTCAATGTCCTCCAGGGCTGGGAGTGGATCGCGGCCAATGAGATGGATCGCATTGCTGTTCCTGGTGGCGGTTTCATCGGTCTAAGATTGGCTGCGACCGTAGCGGCCACTGTCATCTCGGCAGGGATCGACTACTTCGAGTGGAACTAATCGTCATCTGACCTCAACCGAATGGGGTAGCCGATGACGATCCAGAGAGTAGCAGTACGCGGCACGTGGACTTCGGCCACGGCTACAACTTCTGCTGTCATCACTCTGTCTAATGCGTCACAGATCGCTGTTGGTAACTACCTGTTCGTTTTTATTGCCTGCGATAACTCAGGCACGTCTGGTGCTGTTCCAGGTGTGACAATCTCAGAACCAACAGGTATCAACTGGGCTGGTACTAGTAATCTTAATGATCCTGGTGCAGCGTCGGCGGGTATTGCAGTCTATTTCTGGTACCCGTCGGCAACGGGTGGTGGAGGCCGTGGTGGTATTGAGTCACGGTATAGTGAAGGTGCACAGTTCACTGTTAACTTCGCCAATGCGGCAGTTGCTACGATTGCCATCGAAGAGTGGACAGGTGTTCACACTGCTGCCGCGAACGGACCGTTCGACGTAACTGCCTCGGGGGCAACCAGTACTACTACAGCTGTTGCGGGGCCCGCTAAGACGCCTACGTCGGCAACAGACCGAGTTGTCCTAGTTATCTCTGCTATTGAGGGGTTTGCATCTAACTGGGGCGCCCAGGACACCGACAACCTCCAGGGCACGTGGACCGATGCATCCAAGCTCGAGTCCAATACAGGAACGGCTACGACCTCTACGTCCCTCTATGTAAGCTATAAGGCTGTAACTGGTACGTCAGCTCAGACCTGGAATAATACTCTTGGTACTACTCGTGACTCGGCTACGATAGGCTTGGTGCTCGCACCTGAGGGCAATACCATCACAGGTACGCCTCCGATCCCGGTTGTCACAGCCGTACCGACTCCTCTTATTAAGGTCACTGCGACTCCTAGTGCTGTAACGGCTGTCGCAGCAGTTCCGTCACCAACACCAGCCACCATTGCCGGACCTTCTCCCGCTACCGTTGTTGTAAGCGTTCCAGTTCCAGCCCCGACAATCATTAACACTACTCTTCCGTCGACAGTCGCTGTCGTAGTTACTGTGCCTGCAGTAACTATTTCGACTACTTCGGTAACTTACGATGTTCTTCCTGGCTCTACACACTACATTCAGTCCGAGGACGACTGGCCATACTTCCAGAAGCGTCGCGAGTTTAGTCTTGCTCTCTTCGTTGCCGTCACACCTGGTGTCGCAGACGACATCATGCAGACGAGTTGGCGGATCATTGAAGGCGATCCACCGTATGTCCTTCTACGGCGTAACCTAAATCCGGCACTCTTCCCTGGTGGCGTCGATGCTACTGTCACTCCTTCTGTCGTTTCAGTCGTTACCACAGTTCCTACACCACTAATCGTTGTCACAGCCACACCTGGTGTAGTGCCTGTCGTAACAACTGTACCAGTTCCCATTGGCGTCGCCAAAGGGTTCCCGAACGTTGTTGCCGGTGTTACGTCGGTAAGTTCACCCACTGGCGTTGCAATGGCTGTACCCAACGTCGTCAACGTAGTCACTACAGTTCCCAGCCCAACAGTTCTTACTGGTACAGTTGTCCTCCCCAGTATTATTTCGGTAGTGGTCACCGTACCGGTCCCAACAATTACGGCTACTGCGACAGTTACACCTACCGTTGTTTCCGTTGTAGTCACAGTGCCGGCCCCGACGATCATCGCTACAGCTACGGTTGTCACCACTACGGTGGCTGTCATAGTTACAGTTCCACTCCCAATAGGCAACCCGAGAGCGACTCCTGCTGTCGTACCCGTTGTAGTTACAGTTCCAGCTGCTGCCGCTATGCCTATCGCAACCCCAGCAGTGGTCAGTGTTGTTACCACGGTACCGCTTCCTCTAGGGAAAGCGATAGCCCTACCAGCCGTCGTTTCCGTAGTTGTAACGGTACCAAGCGTGGTGATTCCTGGCAGCGGCCTAGTCACACCGACTACTGTCGCAGTCGTTGTTACTGTTCCAGCCCCTAACCTCTTGATCTCGTCCATAGCACTAGTCTCTACAGTCGCGGTAGTGGTGACGGTTCCAACACCGACTCTTATTGGTGTGGCCACCCCATCGGCCATCACTGTCACCACTACCGTGCCTCCGCCCACTGGGGTCGTCGCCGCGGCTCCGAGTACTGTCGCTGGACTTACCTCCGTGAGTTCGCCAACCGGTGTCGCGATTGCCTTGCCGGCCTCAGTGGGTGTTGTTGTAACAGTTCCACTCCCATCTATCCAATCCGGCGCATCTGGGACGGTGACACCATCTACTGTCGCCGTAGTAGTCACCGTTCCAGCGCCGATAGCCACTTCGATCGCTACACCTTCGACCGTGGACGTCCTAACTACAGTCCCCACCCCTGTGGGAATTGCAAAAGGCCTGCCCGCGACTGTCGCGGTCGCCACGTCGGTCCCCCCAATGGTTGGCGTGGCGACCGCTCTTCCTGGTGCCTTGAATGTGTTGACGAGTGTACTGTCACCGTTCATTAACGCGCCGTTCAATGTTACACCAAATACCGTTGCAGTACTAGTTACAGTTCCTGTCCCGAATGGGACTGTGATTACCTTCCCAGCTGTTGTGAACGCGGTAACTACAGTTCCACCTGCTGGGGCACAGCCTATTCCGACACCAGCTACTGTTGCAGTTGTTGTCACCGTTCCCTCACCGGTGGGACTCGTTAGGGCATTCCCAAGCGTAGTTTCCTCGGTGGTAACAGTACCTACGCCGAATGTCGGATCTCTAGTTACTGCAACGCCTAATGTGATTGGGGTTCTCGTTACGGTACCGGCACCCAAGGGTGTCGCGATAGCCAAGCCGCTGACGATCGTTGTACCGGTCATCGTATATGACCCCGTGATTGCAGGAGTTGCCCCAGATATACTTATGCCACTAGACGGAAACTTGCTCTGGGATGGAAGGTATATGGGGCGTCTTGCGGTCATTTGGATCGAAGGCCACCTACGAGGTTCAGGAGTGATCCGTGGCAACTAGAACAGCGACCACGCATACCTTTTATATAGGGGTCGGTGATACGCTGCCTATCATCGAAGAGCAAATCCTGCAAAGTACAGGTGCGCCTCTTGACCTGACTAACGCAACTCAGGTGAGATTCAGCTTGGTCCGGGTTGACTCAGGAGTGTACATTCCCAAACTTGATTTGGTAGCCGCGACGATCATACCTGGCGATCTCACGCTAGGATGGGTTTCGTACCATTGGGTGACTGGGGATACTGACACCGAAGGCGAGTTCTTCCGTAAGTGGACAGTGAATTTCAACGCCGCAGTCGTGACGATGCCTAACTACCTCGACAAAGGGTACCCGGTACTGATCACATGACCAATGTACTTGATAAGGACAAGTTCTTCAAGGAGATTGGCTACGCCCCGCACTCGCGTGGTCAGTGGGAGTACCATGCCTCAACTGCACGCTTCAAGATTGCGTGTTGTGGTCGTCGGTACGGAAAGTCAACTATGGCTGGCCGTGATGCGGAAGTTGAGCTGTTCATTCCTGAAAAGCGTATGTGGATCGTGGGGCCGACGTACGATCTAGGCGAGAAGGAGTTCCGGGTCATCTGGGACGACCTGATCATTAACAAGGCGTTCGGCAAAGAGAAGCGTGTCAAGAAGGCGTACAACAAGCGATCGGGTGAAATGTACATCGAGATGCCTTGGCAGTCTCGAATTGAAGTCCGAAGCGCTGAACATCCTCAACATCTTGTCGGTGAAGCTCTCGACGGGGTCATCATGAGTGAGGCTGCGAAGCATAAGCGGGAGACTTGGGAACGCTTCATTCGTGCATCGCTCGCTGACCGTAGAGGTTGGGCTACCTTCCCTACAACGCCTGAGGGACACAATTGGTTGTACGAGTTGTGGCTCTTCGGTCAGGATAACAACATTCCTGACTATGTGAGTTGGCGATTCCCCTCGTGGGAGAATCCCGTTGTGTATCCCGGAGGTAGACAGGACCCTGAGATTCTCCTAATCGAGCGAACCACTGCAGAAGAGTGGTTCATGCAGGAGATCGGAGCGGACTTTGCATCGTTCGTCGGCAAGATCTATTCGGAATTCGACGAGACCGTTCACGTCAAGAACGTCAAGTTCCACCCTGACTGGAAGAACTACATCGCCTTCGACTGGGGGTTTGTTAACCCCCTTGCTGCGGTTGAGTTTCAGATCGACCCCTTCGACAACATCTACATCTGGCGAGAGCACTACCGGTCGTACCTTGCCCTCCCTGAGCACCTCCGGATCATGGCTGCAAGAGAGCAGCCCGATGGGTACCACATCGATTGCACGTACGGTGATGCAGCGGATCCAGAAGCAGCAATGGTAGTCTCGTCTCAGTTCGCTCCCTGCCTAGCAATGCCCGAGGCAAAGCAGAACTGGAGACAGGGGATCGACTTGGTGAAGCGTTTCTTGAAGCAGTACCAGATCGGGGAGATCGACGAATATGGCACCCCACTCATGGCCCCGAAACTATTCATTGACTTCTCCTGTTCAAATACGATTCGGGAGTTTGGAGAGTACCGAGCTGTTGATAACCCCAAGTCAACGCTCCGAGAGTCCGGTGCTACTACAGCTGCTAACAAACAAGACGACCATGCCTTGGACGCTCTACGATATGCACTCGTCCACATCTACGAGCTTGGTGCCACGTATTCGCTCCGCGAAGTCATGGATGTGAACCAGATCTTGGAAACGAACGATCGATCGGCACCAGTCGGTGGCCGGGGTTACTTCACTTCAAACATGGAGTTCTGATGGGACTGTTCACTAAGACGCCGCCCACTCCCCCTATCGAGCCGATCAATGTCCAGGAGCTGGTCAATCGCTTCGGTGACACTATCGAAGTCTTGTCAAATGCGATCGTTGTTGCTGAACGTCCTGGTATGCAGCTAGCGACTACCGCCAACAACATCACGAACCTGGACACGCGTGAACTAGGCACTACAGGGAGAACGAACTACGGGTCGATCTTCAAAGAGGACTACAACGTCGAGTTGCGCGGTGTACTCGGTCTGCAGGTCTACGATCGCATGCGGAAGTCAGACGGTCAGCAACGTGGGACCTTGCGGTTGCTCAAGACACCTATCCTGGGCGCGCGTTGGTACATGGAACCTGCGTCGCCAGATGAACAGGATATCAAGATCGCCAAGTTCGTCTGGGACAACTTCACCAAGTGGATGTCAGTTAGTTGGCCGCAGCTGCTCCAAGAGTGTCTCCTGCATCTTGAATTCGGTTGGTATGCGTTCGAGAAGGTCTGGGACCTAAAGATGGTTGAAGGTGAACAGAGAGCCTATCTTCGTAAGTTGGCTGTCCGTCATCCTCTCGACTACGATCACTGGGAATACGACAGACACGGTGGACCCAAGGGCTGTTCGTTCTACGGTGACGACGCCAGGTCGAAGTTCATTCCCATGAGAAAGCTGATCTGTTTCACCAACGAGAAGGAAGCCGGCAACATGGAAGGCTTCTCCATTCTCAGGTCAGCCTACAAACACTGGTACTACAAAGAGAACCTGTACAAGATCGACGCGATTCAGAAAGAGCGTCACGGCATCGGTGTCCCTGTCATCAAGCTGCCGCCCGGCTTTTCCGCTGAGGACAAGCGTCTCGCTGACGAGATGGGGCGGAACTTGAGGACCAATGAGAAGGCACACGTGGTGTTGCCTCCTAACTGGGATATCCTGATGTTGAAGATGGAAGGCAATCCTGTCGACGCCCTTGAGTCAGCTGACCACCACGACCTGATGGTTGCACGGAACATCCTAGCACAGTTCCTGAACCAGGAGCGAAACGATGGTTCCGCGATCAAAGAGGCTGGAGAACTCTTTACGAAGTCCACCAAGTTCATCGCCGATCAGGTCCGTGACGTCTTCAACAAGTGGGTCATTCCTGAACTAGTTGACTACAACTGGGATGTTGAGGAGTACCCTGAACTGCGTGTCCGACGTATTGGTGAAACCGTTGACTGGAGAACGATCTCGTTCGCTCTCCGCAACTTCATTGGCGCAGGAGTTGTTGTGCCTGATGAGAAGTTGGAGATGTGGGTACGTGACGAAATGGATCTCCCGATGGCCGATCCGGCTACGAAGCGTGACCTCTTTACGCCACAGGCCCCAGGAGCCAATCAGGGCGGTGTAGACGTCAGGCCTGGTCCAGGAGGCGCTGTCTCAGATGCTGCTCATCAGAACCAAGGCGTCGGAGCAAAGCCTGCGCCGCCCAGGGTGGGTATGCCTAGGCAGTCACAGGCAAGGAACATGAAGACAAACGCGGGGAGTAGTAACATCGGACGTGACGGGAAAAGGCAGTAATACTATGATATCAGTGTTACTGGCCGGCAACGGGTTGCACCGTTTATACTAAGCATAGGAGGGTCAATGGGGAACAAGCAAAGCTGGTTGATAGACCTGACGGGTCTGTCCCTGTTCGACGAAGACTACTCCCCTGAGAAAGTCACCTGGTTGCAAGCCCTGCCCCTGGGCACGTATCAGCATCCACGGTACGGCGAGCTCAAGATCACGCCGGAGAAGATTTCGAACCTTGCGAAGTCCTTCCAGGACAATGTCCGTGAGATCGAGATCGACGTCGACTACGATCACAAGCAGCACACAGGCAAGGCCGCAGGATGGGTGAAAGACGCTCAGGCCCGGAACGATGGACTCTGGGTAGCTGTCCAATGGACAGAAGACGCATACGCGTCGCTCAAGAAGGGGGAGTACAAGTACTTTAGTTCGGAGTTCGACGATGTCTGGACTCACCCCAAGACGAAGGTAAAGCACCAGGATGTTCTCTTTGGAGGGGCAATCACTAATCGCCCATTCGTCAAGGACATCCTGCCGATCAACCTCTCGGAGGTACTAGAAGGAGGAACAGTGGGCGAGGAGCTTTTGAAGCTACTCCGAAAGAAGTACCAGCTCGCCGACGACGCCGATGAGGCAGCGGTCCTTGTGGCCGTGGCTGTCGACGAACAGGAAGTCGACGAAGAGGAAGACCTCGAGGACGAAGACGAAGAGTCTGACGAGGACGAAGAGACTGAAGAGCTGGCAGAAGACGAAGACCCTCGGATCAAGCAGCTCATGGAAGCCAACAAAGAGCAGGCCAAGCGTCTGATGACTCTCGAGGCTAGCCACAAGCTGTCAGAGACGAAGCGCAAGCTGGCTGAGGTCAACTCGGCAGGCAGTAAGTACGCGATCCCGCCCAAGGTCCTCAAGGAGCTCGAGCCGGTTCTCGTCAAGCTGACTGAGAAGGAGCAGGACGCAGTCCTCAAGCAGTTCATCCAACTCAAGGACACGGGTCTTGTCGAGCTCGGCGAACTGGGAAGCAACAACCCAGACAACCAGGCCGGCGACGAGTCCAAGCGCCTCTGGGACAAGGTCGAACAGCTCCAGAAGGACAACCCCAAGTTGTCCGAGATCGACGCCCTCGAAATGGTCGCCGAGCAGAACCCGGAGATGTACGACAAGTACCGGACGTCGTCATACATGAAGCCGAAGGGAGAGTAGTATGCCTGGCGCAAACTTCGTCCTTGACAAGGGCTACCAGGCCGCTGCAGCAACTACCAAGTTCTTCTGCGTCAAGTTCGGTTCCGGCGATCAGTTGATGACGCCAGTGACTGGTACGAACGATGCAGTTCTTGGTATTTGCCTCGAGACGGTATCGGCCCAGGATGCGACTGATGGTCGTGTTGTCGATATCCGTATCATGGGCATCGCCACGTGCATTGCCCAGGCAGCGATCGCTCGCGGTGCCAAGGTTCGTGCGCATTCGACAGGCAAGGTGACCCCCGTGGCTGGTACTGCTGGCCTTGTGGAGAACATTGTCGGTATCGCACTGGAGACAGTGACAACCGACGGTGACTGGGTCCACGTGCTCTTGACGCCAGGCGTCATCACTAACACGGCCGTGAGCTAGGGAGGCTGACACATGGCAGTATACGATCCACGGGGCGGCGGCAACGTTCACATTGACGTTGTCCTCTCCCAGATCAGCGTTGGCTATCCCAATCCAGGAATGGTCGGAGAGGCCCTCTTCCCTCGGGTGAATGTCAACCGGATCTCTGACAAGTACTACATCTTCGGGCGTGAGACGTGGGCAGTCCACCCGGGTGGAGACCTTCGAGCTCCTGGCACGGTTGCCAACGAGATCGAGGGCTTGCTCGTGTCGACGGACACCTACTTCGCCCAGGAGCACTCGCTCCAGCTTCCCATCACTGATGAGGAGCGGGAGAACGCCGACAGCCCGTTGGCACCAGACCGTGATGGCACCGAGCTCGTCACCGCCAAGATCCTCTTGGCACGCGAGATCGCTATCAAGGACATGGCGACCACGACAACGAACTACGCCACCGGCTACAGCACCACCATTGCTGGTACAGACCAGTGGAACGACTACGTCACCGTTGGTGGCTCAGACCCGATCGGTGACATCCGTACGGGCTTCCGCAAGATTCACAGTGGACTCTTCCTCGAGCCCAATGTGGCAATCATCCCTTACCAGGTGATGACGCAGCTGGAAGACCATCCGGCCTTCATCGAGCGGATCAAGTACTCGGAGCGTGGCATTCTCACCGCCGAGATCATCGGTTCGGTTCTCGGCATCGAGACCATCATCGTTCCCGGCATGGGCTACAACAGTGCCAACCCTGGTCAGACTCAGTCCCTCGGGTACCTGTGGGGCAAGGATGTCGTCCTCGCCTACGTGCCGCCGCGTGCCGGTATGAAGATCCCGGCCTATGGCTACGAGTTCAACTGGGGCTACCGAGGCAGCCGTCCCATGGTTGTCGAGCGGTGGCGTGAAGAGCCCAGGAAGTCCGACCTCGTCCGTTGTTCCCGTCGATACGACCTAAAGCACATCGCAGTTGATGGCACAGGCAAGTCGATCGCTGGGTACCTGATCAAGTCAGCAGTGGCTTAGGAGGCCTCATGCCCTACGCAGGAACAAACATCGACATCAACGGACAGCACTTCGAAGCTGGCGACGACATCAGTGGCCTCACTGAAGAGGAACTGGAAGAGCTCAGCGAGACTCCAGGTGCTGTTCTCGAAGATGACCCAGCAGAAACCGAGAAGGACCTCGCCGAAAAGGTGGCTGAGGCTCAGAAGGCTGCTGCAGAAGCTGCTGACCTCGCACAAGCTGGTCGACCCGATGGACGTCTAGGTGGAGTCGGTCCTGATCCCGAAGACACTACTCGTGTCGATCCGTCAACCAATCCTGGTGGAGTCGAAGTCAAAGCTAAGGCAGAAGCCGAAGGCGAAGACATCTTCGAAGTCAAGCCGGACGATGATGAGCCCGAAGCCACACAGATGCCTGCGGGTGAAGACGAGTCGTAGTGACAACGTGGGTCACCAATGAGCTAGTCCAGCAGTGGCTGGAGCGAACAAAGCTCACGGTTACAAACGTACCTGACGAGCTCGACCAAACAGCGCATGACGTCGTGTTTGGTCGAGTGAGTCAGGTGTATGACGTTTCCACCTGGCTTGATCCAACCACGATCCCGTCACTAGTTCTTCGCGTCATGTCCATGCTTGTTGCTGCCTGGATTTACCAGAGGCAGTATTCAGAAGACATGGAGATCAGCCCTAACAACTGGGGAGTCAAACTTGAGAACCTGGCATTCTCGCTGCTCCAGAGTATCTTCGACAAGACCCTTGTGATTCCGGGTATTGACGTCACTGCAAGCGAGTTGAGCCAGCCTGTCTTCTTCCCAACTGACGTTCAAGAGACTGACGGGTTGGGTAGCGAGACTAAGTTCGCTATGGGTAAGGTGTTCTGATGGCTAAGAATCCCGCCTTCAACATCGTAGCCGAAGTGATGTCCAAGGCCAAGGGTGGCGGGATGGGTATCACCTACTCGCTAGATCCATCAGCCGTGATCCTTGTTGCACAGTTTACCAAGATCGCCGCTGACATTCGATCGTTCAAAGTTCCGCTCACAAGGTGCGTCAAGTGGATGGGCCCTTCGTTGACGCGGAACTTCGACGTAAGTGGGCGACCTGTGAAGTGGGCACCCCTTGCGGACATTACGATCGAACGGAAGGCGAAGGTAGGGGCACACAGGCCCTCGGCACCACTCATCCGGTTCGGCCTCCTTCGTAAGACTGTCGGTCAGCAAAAGATCTGGAAGATCGATGGCCGCGATGGTTACGCCGCCATTGAAAGTTTGGAGCCTGCCGACTACGGCATCTTTCACCAAGAAGGGTTCGAAGGTGAAGAGATCGGCAAGATCGTATCTGGTTCGGGTGTCAATGCAGTCATCGAACTAGCACAGTCGAACAACCTTCCTGCTCGGCCTTTCATGGTCTTCCAAGAAGAGGACCTCAAGGCATTCGATCGGATCTTCATTGAGTGGATCCAGGAGCGTTTAAACGCCAACGGATTCGCCAACAGTCGACTCCAAGCCAGAACAGAGACGGATCCAGGTACTGCGGCACTGTTCAATAGGTTCGGTGGCTCTGTCGAGGCCGAGATCCTGCAGAGGGAAGAGGCGCTCAACCAGTACGAGTTGAACAAGTTTGAGCACACCTTGTTCCCGACGTATACTCAGAGTGCTCAGTGGCAGGCTAACCTACCTGGCGAGCGCCTTGCCTTCGGCTCCGTAGCCAAACCTAATGTGTTTGAAGCCGAAGCTAACGTACGGGCAATTGCGCAGGCAAAGAACGAGGCCACCTTCAAGAGGCAGGCGTTCCAACGTGAAGCTGACAAGATCACGGAGAAGTCATTACAGCGTGACCGTAACCGTGCTCAGCGCCAGAGAGGCATTGAGGCAGCGAAGAACTTGTCGTATATCACTAAGTTCAATGAGGCGAAGGCGCGACACTCGGAAATAGGCCGTATAACAGACGAGGCCATTAAGCGCAAGGGACTAAGGGGATGGTAGTCTAAATGCCTCAGACTGAGTTCATCACCGAACTAAGTCAGTACATGTACGACCTAGTGTACAACAACAGGCTCATCCTAGGCTTCGAAGATGTCTATGATGGCGAACAGGACTTGATCCCTCGTACGCCAGCCTGCCTGATCGTGATGGGTGAGTACACTCGAGAGTACACAGGTGCACCATTTCGAACAGACAACACCTTCACCGTGTTCCTAATGTTGTACCACGAGAAGATCCAGGACACTCAGCTGAACCAGCGTGAGTGCATGGAACAGGCAGAACAACTCATGCTCTTCTTGCATCAAGACCTAACAATGGGTGGTCTCGTGATCAATGGCTTCGTCAGTAATATTGAGCCCGGGTACATAAAGTCAGGTAAGTCAATGACATATGTCTCGCGACTCACTTGGACAGCCTTCACCAAGACCATGATTGACACCACTCCGTAGGAGGACTAGTGGGCCAACTTACAGTGAACGTCCCAGGGACGGCCGAAGGTGAACTCATCGAAGTCCCTCCTTTCGGACTGATCCCAAACGGTTCGACGATCGTACTCGACGAGGAACAACTCGATGCGTACGAAGTTTACATGCAGTACCTCTCAGGTGACCCGGAGTACGAGATCGAGGAAGACATCATGATCCCACCTCCAGCCCCTGTGGAGGTTTCAGAAGAGCCTGGACCGGATTCGACCCCGTCCGAGCCTGAGCCAGAGGATGGTGAGTAATGGCTGTTGGCATTGGCGCAGGCGGCTTTGTCGGACTGGCCTTCGAGACCACCTACGGCACCTACGTGCCCCCGACGAAGTACTTCCCGATCAAGTCTGAGTCGCTCAAGTTCATGCAGGATACGTACTGGAGACGTGTCATCCGAGGCAACGTCGCCTCCTGGTTGGGCGCCACTGACGGGTTCTCTCACATCGAAGGCGACCTCCAGTTCGAGTTGATGGAAGACATGTTGCCGTACTTCCTGTACGCCTCTCGTAATACTCTTGTCAAGTCAGGTGCTGGCGCAGATAAGACTTACACCTGTACTCCGACAGCACAGGCAAGGGAGACAGGGTCGCGATCACTATCGCTAACCGTCGTACGAGCTGGAGTCACGTTCGGCTACACTGGCTGTATTGTCAGCAAGATGAGTTACACGGCAGACAACGGTACGCCTATGGTGACGTTCTCTATGTTGGGTAGTGACGAGGCATCACAGACGCTTCCTACCCCGACCTGGCTCACCACGAGCGTTCCATTCGGTGCAGGTATGTATAGCATCGAGATCCCGACAGCGTCAGCAGTCTTCGACTGTAACGGGTTCAACGTTGACATCGATGACAGCGGCGAACCACAGTATCGTCTGAACGCTTCACGCAAGGCCACGTTCATCAAGTTCGGCGAGCGTTCGACTACTTTCAAGGTCACACGGGACTTCGACGGTCGTACTGAGTACGACGCGTTCAAAGCTCTGACAGCCCAGAGTATCACCATCTCGTGCACCAAGTCAGCAACGAAGAAGGTTACCTTCAAGTTGCCGAATGCGATCCGAGAGACGTACGATGGTCCGAACCTTTCGGGTCAGGGTGAACTCCTAGTAGCTGACGTCACCTTCAATGGTGCGTTCGACGTAGCCACAGGAAAGGATTACGAGATCGTCGTAATCTGTCAGGAAGACATTGTCTAGGAAGGACGCTCATGCCCCGAGCAACGGTTAGTATCAGCGACACCGAGCACTACGATTTGAAGACGTGCGAAGGTGGCTTTGTGGAGTTACGACGTTTGTCGTACGGTGAGAAGATGAAGCGGCAGGAAATGTCGTTCGGTGCTGCTATGAAGGTTGACAGGAAGCAGCAGCAGAATCAGTCAGCTGAGATGGTAATGGACATGGCTCAGACGGCTGCTACCGAGTTCGAGTTCAAGAACTGCATCGTCTCCCACAATTTGGAGGATGACATCGGCAATCTGCTTGACTTCAAGCAGGCCGTCCACGTCCACTTGCTCGACCCCAGAATTGGTGAGGAGATCGCTGGCTACATCGATCTCATGAACAATGCGCCGGTAGACCTGGGAAACTAGCAAACGAGATCCGAAGAGAGGTACGTAATCTCGGAAGAGTTTCGGATCTCGATCTAGAGATAGCCAGGTTAATCGACATAGCAGCATTGTCTCTCGAGATGCACTGTACGCCAAGTCAACTCCGAGCCGAGGACTGGCTAGAAGTAGAAGCGGTCAAGCTGCTTCTAATGGCCCGAGCAGAGAAGGCTAAGGAAGATGCCGCTAAGCGTCCGTGAGGTGCTGCTAGTCCTCCGCGCTAAGGATCAGGCGAGTCGTGTCATCGCCGACGTAGGCCGGTCCTTCAACAGAGCGCAGGACGAGGCCGACGCTGCGGCCCGTAGGCAGATCCATGCTGGGCAGGCCCTCTTGGGCGTTGGCGTAGCGATGGCTGCCACGGGCGCAGCTGGCATTGCATTCTATGGTAGCATGATCAATGCTGCCGTCGAGTACCAAAGACAGTCAGCTCTTACTCTGACCCAGGTTAGTGCACAGGGTGCAACGCTACAGCAGGTCGAAGATATTGCTCGACGTGTAGGTTCTCAAGTCGGTGCGCCATTCGATCAGATGCAGACAGCGTTGTACGACATCTTCTCTTCGACCGATGCTAACTTGGGTCAAGCTGAGATGTTGTTGGACTCGTTCGCTCGGACTGCTGTGGCAGGTCAGGTTGACATTCAGACTGCTGGTCGTGCTACTATTGCAATTCTGAACTCTTTCAAGTTGCCTCTTGAAGACGTCAACAGAGTTGAAGACATCATGTTCAAACTGGTCCAGAAGGGCCAGGGTACCTACGAAGAGTTCGCCTCGACAATTGGTCGGTCGATTCCGTCCGCTGTGAGAGCCGGTCAATCGATCGAAGACCTAAGCGGCATGCTCGCGTTCTTGACTCGTAATGGTCTTAGTACCGCCATGGCTTCAGCTTCAGCCGCCCGTGCTCTCGACAGCTATGCCAACCCAAAGATTGTTGACCGCCTCGAGAAGATGGGCATCAAGGTCAAGGACTCCGAGGGTAACTTCCGAGCCATCTCTGACGTCGTTACCGACCTAGCTAAGAAGACCGCAGGCATGAAGGCGCCCGAATTGGCTAAGTTCCTTGACGAACTGTTCAAGGGTGCTGGTGGTACTATTCAGGCTAGACGATTCTGGGACACTGCTCTAAAGAATCCCGAAGGCTTGGCAGGGTTCACGGCGGACATGAAGGACTCTGCCGGGGCAATGAAGACTGCCTACGATATCATGGCCGACAGTGTTGCCGTCAAGACTCAGTTGCTCAAGAACAACTGGGAGATTCTGAAGACATACATCGGCGAGATCGTCCTTCCCATCTTCTTGAAGGCTGTCGACTTCGTCCAGAAGATCGTGGAGAAGTTCATTAGCTTGGATCCGCATACAAAGAAGTTGATTGTGTGGATCTCGTTGGCTACCTTCGCTGCCATGATCCTCTTTGGTATCTTGCTCTCGCTAGCCGGCATTGCTCTGATTATCGGAGGTGTCCTTGAACTCCTAGGCATTGGCCTACTACCCCTCATTGGCCTCTTCATCCTAGGTGCCTTGGCTATTGGTGGAATGGTCCTCGCGATCATCTGGCTGTACAACAATAGTGCGAAGTTCAAGGACTTCGTCGACAGGATCTGGCAAGAGATGCAGCGTCTCTACAAGGCCTTCGAAGAGGGAGGCATCAAGGGAGCAATTGGCGAATTCTGGAGGTCTTTCAAGAGCGCGTTCAGTCAAGGCTGGCAGAACTTCCAGGCCGACTGGGATGGCTTCCTCAGACAACTCGGTCAAGGCTGGGATGAACTACCGACAGACCTGAAAGCAGGCTTCACTGCGATCAACGATTGGCTGGCACAAGAAGGTTGGCCAATGTTGGCCGGAGCGCTTGCTTCTGGGGCAGAGTGGTTCTGGGACAACTTCACTGAGAAGTGGGCACCAGGTGCAGCTAAGGCAGCGCTTGACATTGTCGCTGCCCTAGGTGACTTCATTGGTGATCAGGCAGAGCAACTCTACAACATGGGCCTTGGCATAGCTGGTGATATAATCTCCGGCTTCTGGCAAGGACTGAAAGACGTTCCTGGCCTTGGTTGGCTTCTTGGTGGTGCGGAGTCGATGCTCAAGTCGGACATCTTCTGGAAGGGTATCCCAGGTGGAAACCCCTTCGACAAGCCCGAGGCGAACCCTCTGGCTGGTGTCATTGATGCTGGCGCAATAGGTGGAGCGCTTACAGCCGCTGGTGCACCTGGCTATGGTTGGGGTTCTGGATACATGGACCAGCAAACGATCGACGTCCACGACAACGTCTTCCAGGTCGCTGACCTCTCAGACTTTGTCAGTCAGATGGAGAACTTTGGCAAGACAAACAACAAGGCAGTAGGTGCAGCACAACCATCAGCACAGAAGGGTCCGCCGGCTAAGACTAAGGCAGTCGCAGCCGCACCTAAGGCAGGGAAGTTTACCTAATGGCGATTACCCTAAAGATCACACGTACACTCCTAGCACTAGGAGACCTAGACCTGATCGCTTCGGGTGGCTACGAAGTCATCTCTGATGGTCTTACCATGGGCGAGGTGAGTCAAAGACAGGACTGGGCCAAGTCAGCGTACGTGTCTGGTGGTGCCTTGATGTCTACGATCGATGACATCGTTCAATCATCCGTCCAGGTAGAAGTGTACGGTTCGAGTCGTGCAGACCTACGAACTAAGGTCACTACACTCATGGCTGCCTTCAAGCAGACATACTACACTCTCACGTGGGACCTAGACGGGTCGTCGTATGCCTGGCTTTGCTACAAGGCGAATCGAAAGATGGATTCCAACTTTCCCTTCTACCTAGGCAACCTCACTGTCTGTACGTTCACCTTCCAACGTCAGCCCGATCCACAGTCAGGACCTTTCTGATGCCTACTACTGTCAATGCACCAGCGATCACTGTCGGCGTCACAGTTCCGGCAATCAGTGTTCCTACTCACGTGTACCTGGAAGCGATCACCGTCAACATGACCGTGTCGCCAGGCTACATAAGCCCTACGCCTACTCCTGTCCCGACAGGGTACACGATGGGGCCAATTCTTCGCATCTCCGATGTGATGCCTACACCAACGATCGTCAACGGTCGCCCAACCTAGGAGCATAGATGGCAATAACAGGATCGGGCGTCTTTGGCCTGACACTTCGAGATGGCTTGAAGGGAACGATCGTTCTCGACTTGGACCTCACCACTCACAAGGTGGCGATGTTCACGAACAGTGTCACGAACAACTTCGACACCGACACTGCTTATGGTGTTTCCCCTTGGAACGCAAACGAGGTCAGCGGTACAGGGTACACAGCCGGTGGTATGCTTTTGGCGACGCCGACGTTCGCTATCGCCTCAAGTCTCCTAGTCTGGGACGCCCCTGACATTGCTTGGACTACCTCGACTATTACCAACGCGAGGTGCGCGCTTCTCTATGCCGACGCACTTGCTGGCAACAATGCGATTGCCTTGCTTGACTTCGGAGCGAACTTCTCTACCGTCGCTGACACCTTCAACTTGCACTTCAACACTGCCGGCATCGTCATCTTTGACTACTCGTAAGGAACTGCATGCCCTGGGATCCAAGTAGTTCAGTCGTACAAGATTGGGGACGATTCCAGATTGTCGTCGCCGGACAAGATGTTACGTTCTATCGTAACGCTCCTGCGCAGGTTGTGAATCGTCAGTATGCCGATCCTGGTGGTGACTCAGTTGCACAAGTCCGCTTCCCACAGATCACTGGCTTTGACCTTCCCGGTACAAGTGTGCCCTGGCTTAATAAGTGGGCTAGTATTCAGATCAACAAAGTCTTGACTACTGGTGAGTTCGCCAAGATCCTTTGGGAAGGTCTGATTGAGTCGTGGCAGTTTCATCTCGACGAGGGCGGTGCTCACACTACGATCACTTGTCTTGGTGCACTGCATCAGCTTGACCTGTACGTGAGAGCGCCTAGCCCGATCAAGGATCCACAGACGATCTCGTACGCCGTCTCCAAGCAGTGGTTCTTCGATAGCCGCCCGCACCTACGGACCCAAGAGATGATCGTCCGGAACGCATGCGGTATCCTAACCTGGGAGAGTGGCTCATGGCAGTCAGCCTACCAGTACGTTCTTGAACAACTCCAGAAAGCAGTTGATGGTGGGGCCTCATGGACGATCGCACTAGAGAGACCACTCCAGCCTGTCTTCAAACTACGAGACAGGTCAACAGTCCATTGGACAATCTCGTATGGTCAAAGAGGCTTCACAGGTGACATCAGTCAAGAGTGGAAAGGTGCAGCCAATGTCATCTACGGAGAGTGCTCCGACACCCCAGATACTACAACCCGAAACATGTACTGGGCCCAAAACGTATACGACATCCATCTCGGAGGTGCTGTCACGGTGGCTGCGGGAGGAGGCGGACCCTTTTACAATCCCTTTGCAGGATCCGACTCCCTCCTTCTAACATTCGACGAGTCTACTGCTACCTTCGGAGCTGACACCTTCAACCTCGGCGAAGTTAGAATAGAACGGTTCATTAACTTCGGTGATGGTATCGACAAGGCTACGGCAAGAGGTCTGGCACAAGAGATCATAGACCGAGACGCTGACATTGGCCACTTCGGAACGATTGTTCTTCGAGCTGACCCAGAAGAAGGCTCCAGGTTTGAGATCGAGGCGGGTCAGAACATCCTAGTCAAGAACTACTTTGGCTCAGGAGCCACAGGGATCTTGTTCGGCATCCAAGGTGTCACGCAGAACGACGAGAACCTTTCCACGACTCTGACTGTCGATACGAAGTTTCGCAATCTCCCGTATCTGTACGAGCTCATGCAGGCACAGCTTGATGGGCAGGATCCAGATAGGAAGAAGCGAACTCAACGGAATACGTCGTCGATCAAGGACGACAAGATTCCCTGGGACGATGACGCTGGTTCGGGAGTCATCCCCTACGCTCGGCACCTCGATGGTACTTCCACTGTTGCTGTGCCACCGAACACATGGGTGACGACGAAGATCGTTGCGGCAGAGGGTCCGATGAACGTGATGAAGACCATCGTCTCAGCAGACCTCCCGTTGCCCTTCCATGTGAGTGTGTACGACTGGGACGCTACAGCGTTCTTGACAGCCTTCATTGATCCGTTCACCGAAGGTACCTGGAAGCGAACTCCGAAGGGCTTCTTGATCGGTTGGGGTCAGTTCGAACAGCGTGCCGGTTACTGGCCAGGCTTCGAGTCTGACGGCGACCCGCTTACTGGAGTTCTGAAAGACGAATCTGACTGGACGTTCTCCCATAGGCGCAAGATTCCTAAAGGTGATGGTGGCCCAACCTTCTCTGGCGATGTCTCCTTCCTGTGGGTAAGTTTCTATCACAAGAATGCGGCCACGACACTTCACTTCCAAGGGCACTTCATTCACGGCAGGTCGGCTGCAGAGGACAACGACGAATGATCGATGTACTGATTCCATGTCGAAACGGTGGCGACAAGATGCTCGCACCGCTAGTCAGGTCGCTCGAGGCCCAAACAGCCAAGATCAACATCGAGGTGATGTTCGCCGACGGGCTTCTGTTGTACGAACTTCGCAACGCCCTTCTAAAGAGAGGCACTGGCGAGTACGTGTACTACGTCGACGCTGACGACTGGCTACAGAATGAAACAGCCCTAGAGGAGTTGCAGGAAGCACTTCAGTACGACTACGCTTGGGGTGACATGTGGGCCTACGTCACTCCACTAGACAAGACTATCCATATCAACCAGGCTCACCCGGCACAGAAACCAGCCTGTGGTTCTTGGTTGGCACGGCGCGACTCGTTCCCTCCGGACCCTTGGCAGCCTATGGATAGAGATCCCCACAGGAGTGATTGGATCATCCCACAAACTTGGAGAGGGACATACGTCGAGGTAGACGTGTTCACGTACAGAGTTGCTTGGAGTGATAAGCAGCTGACTGCAAGGCCGATCATCATTGGGTAGTTGCTGGAGTACACAAGGAGTGATATCTGGTGGAGGACACGTCATGGGAATCAGCGACGACCACACCCAACTCTACGTTCCAACAAACACTGGAATTGACCGTTGGACCTACCCAGGATTCGTTCAGACCGTTAACTGGTTCACAAAGGCTGGAGGGGTCCAGTCTCTCGCTGTCGACAACGGAAACCAAATCTGGTACCGAGCCAATACGGGTGGACATCTCTGGGTCATTGAAGACGACGCAACAGGTGACACCGACGTCGGAGCAATTAACGCTTGGAATCTTGTTTACTCCGGCCACGAAGATTGCCTCTACGGGGCTCTCGGTCCAAGTCTTTACAGAATAACCTTGGCAGGTACGGAGTCAGTTGTCTTCACTGGGACTGATCTCTTCAGGCCTACGATCCAACGAGGCGGGATCATTTGGGTGTCAGACAACTTCGGATCACTGAAGCGGATCGATCCCGATGACGGCTTCTCTGTTCAGTCCTACGCTACTAGTGGGCTCTACCCAACACCTAACTGTGGCAAGGCCTCCGTGTACTTCGAGACACATCTCTACAGCGAAGGCATTACACAGTCCGCAATCACTTGCACGACGTGGCTCTCCAATATGTGGCCTGTGTGGACATCCGACTACAGTCTCATCCTGGGTGACGACGGAGGGTCAGGTGCAGCACACGTGTACCAGTTGAGGTGTGGGGCCAAGCCGCCCCTTCGAATCAGACAACGTAATGACGACCTCTTGTCAGGGTCGCCTCGCATCGAAGCCAAGATGGACACGATGCAAAGGTCGCTTCGAATCTACGGACGGAATTCACCAGCGTGATTCTTGCCCGGTTTGATCTTACGCTTGAACTAGGTTCAGTGCTGGCCGGAATAGCCACCCTTCTGGTTGCTATTACTACCTTTCTGAACAGTAAGTTGAACAAGATCGACCATCAGGTCAACGGCGGCGAGGTCACGCTACACGATCGACTCGACGTGATCGAGGAACGGATCTCCCTTCTGAACGACAAGATCGAACAACTGAAGGGAGGTGACAGTGAACACTGAACCAGTAGCAATCATGGCAGCCATCAATGCTGCAATCACCGCTACGCTAGGCGTCGCCGTACTCATGGGCCTGGACCCCGAACTCTCTGGCGCAATCGGCTTGGCACTCGCAGCCTGGATTTTCGTCGGTGCACTCCTGTTCGTACGTAGCAAGGTTGCGTCACCGTTGACACAGGAGAATCTACAAAAGGAACTCGCCGAGGCGCAAGCCAAAGGCGTCTAAGGTGGAGCCGGAGTAGTAGTGTCGGGGCAGCTCTACTCCGGCTCTCTCGCTCTACGGATCCACGTGTCGTCTTTCATCTCCGTGGTGATGTAGTAGAAGAGGTGCCGGGTAGCATCGTTGGCGTGAACCATCGCCGGACGGTAGAAGCCTAGGGCCTTTAGGCGAGCGTCATGGAAGAGTGCCATACAAGAAGGCTGCTGCATGACAAGCTTATGGTGCACGGCATGGGCATACAATTTGCAAACCCCTATGTACTCCCGGGAAACAAGAACTAGTGCCACACCTTTATCCAGTTCTCGCCGCTGGTAGTTGAACCGTTCACAGATGATGAGATCGGGCGCTGTTGCGGACAGATACTCCCACAGTTCCAGGTGGTGCTCCTGGGGCCCAATTTGGAACTGGTACAGCTTCTCTTCCTGTACATTCCACTCGGCAATCCCTGTGGTGCCACCGGGGTCAACGGCCACAATCTTCATGGTGTCTCTGTCTCCTGTCTTTCAAGTCTAATGCGAGTCTAACCTGCGCGGCAAAGCGCCCGTGATTACCCTACTCGATGCGCGTTTGCCTCTAGTTAGACCGCAAGAGACTCGTGATTTTCAATGGAATTCCATCGCTCACGCTACTCGAGTTCTTCGAGCTGTGCCTGTAGTTCATCTATCTTTGCCTGCAACCATGCACGCCTCTTCTCGATGGACGATGTCGACTTCTTTTCCACCACGTAAATGTTGTTAGGACTTAGGTCAGTTCTGTCGTTGTTTCGGAACTTGACACGCTCGTTGTGACGAAGCTTCCGCCCGAGAATCATATCCTCGGCAATCATTCTATGTGTGAGCACCCATCCGACTGGTGTCCTTGTGTACTCGTACCCATTCTGACTGATTCTAGTTTCGCCGACGAGTGCTGGTTGTCCTTTGGGCACTTTCCTCTCCTTATGTTGAAGGGGGTGGGGCCACCCCCCATCAAGTTATACCTTCCGCTTCTCCACCAAGAGGAACAGTCCTCCGATGATTACTAGCGACAGGCCAATAGGTACCCAGACCCACGGGTCGAAGCCGCCAGTTGTAGGCAGCTCATCGGAGCCTCCAGGAGCAACTGCTACAGTGGTCACCTCGTCCTCTGCAGGGCTAACACCCCTACTAGGCGATGTCGTCGCTACAGTGTTCACAGGGACAATACCTCGACTCGGTTGAGTCGTGGCCGCAGAGGTCGACGATCCAACCCCTGTGGTGGTTGCTCCTGCCTGGACGGTGGTTGTCACGTCGACACTTCTACACGTCAAGCACGGAGGCAGTGTAGTTGTAGGTGTCGTGGTAGTTGGTGGTTGTGTGATAACAACCGTATTGATCGTACAGTCAGGACAGGTGGTCGTTGTGCTGGAAGATGTCGTCGTACTACTAGTAGTCGTGGTTGCTATAGTCGTGCTTGCACTAGTAGTAGTCGCCATCGTGGTGGTTGTGGTGGCTTGAGTAGTCGTTGGGTATGTTGGCTGTGTAGTCGAGGGAATGGTGGGACATGGACCTCCACATCGTATGACTGATGCGTCAGCCTGTGATAACCCCGCCATCCCCACGAGTAGTACAACAGCACTACCCACGAGGAAACGTTTCATACTTCTCCCCATGTATTGCCGACTTTAACGTCGACAGGAAATGGAACGTAGTCGGTGAACACTTCAGTTGCCGTTTGTGACATCACCTCCTTCATTAGTTTGGCCACATCAGAAGAATCACCACGAGAGCACTCAACCAGAATACTATCGTGAACAGGCAAGCGAACACTAAGATTATGATCGCTCCGGAGTTTGATGAACGCAGCCAAACAGATGTCAGAAGCAATCGATTGCGGAAAGAAAGCGTAGGCTTCTTTTTCAACGTCCACTCGGTTCTCATTGGTGATCAACCAGAACCTTCGTCGCCGGCCGAAGGGTGTTTCCAGATCTTCGGACTCGCGCAGGACCTTATGTTTGATTGATGCTTTCCAGGCTACTACGTCAGGGATGACTCGGAAGAACTCGTTCATCATGTGTTGGGCTTCGTTGACCTTCATGTCGTATTCTTGCGCGATTGAATAAGCCTCTCGTCCATACGAGAGGCCATAGACGACTGCTTTAGTTCTGACTCGCTGCTCTTTGGTGAAGTCGGGACCGTAGAGCTGGGTGGAGATTTCGTTGTGAATGTCTCGTCCCTCGTTGAAAAGTCCACGTAGGTATTCGTCTCCGGCGAGAGTAGCGAGGACTCGCAGTTCAACCGTAGCATAGTCCGCTTGGACGAAGACATTCCCTTCCTCGGGGACGTACATATTTCGAATGAGACTTCCTCGGGGGACGTTCTGGAGATTTGGATTTCGACAGCTGAGCCTTCCAGTAGTTGTGCCATGGAGTAGGAAAGTAGGATATATCCGACTATTCCAGATACGCTTTCGGACTCCCTTGATGTAGGTTCCATACAGCTTTGCCTCTTTTCGATTTCGGAGCATGAGATTAATGAAACGTGCACTGTCTGATCCGGGTTCGCATCGTCCAAGCAGTTCGATAAGAATGTCTGCAGCTGTCGACTCGACTCTGAACCCCATGTCATCGAGGGCCTCTTTCACTTGCTTCGGACTTCTAGGATTTCTCACCCACGGTTTGAGATCGTCCTCAAGCGCGTCCAGGCTCTTTGCATACTCCACAGCCAGCGTGTCGAGGTATGAGATGTCGACGCCGATACCTTCCATCTCCGACTCCATTAGGGCAGACGAGGCCTCCGTAAGGAAGGCGTTCAGCTTCACACTGGGGGCGTCCATTTCCCTTCGATATCGCTCAGCAAGGAGGTGTGTACAGGCAACGTCATATGCGTTGTATTTGTAAAGGACATCGCGAGGTACGACGGCGTAAGAGTCACCCTTACCCACAAACCGTTTAACCTCAAGATCATAGTTAGGGGCCCCAAGGAGTTCCGCAGCCAGATATTTGAGGCCATGAGTACCCTGTCGCTCATCAAGAGCATACGAGGCAAGCATAGTGTCAAAACGAAGTTTCCCTCGCCCAAGTCTTCGGACCCCAGCAAGATCGAACTTTCCATTGTGGGCAATCCAATCCTTGTCGTCTAGAAGCTGACCTAGTACTCGCTTGACTCGTCCGTCTCTGAGGGCTTGTTCTCCGATGACAACAACTCGTCCAGGCTCGAATCCCAATCCGACGCAGAGGAGAGAGTGTCGGTCGGTGTGTTCGAAGCTGGAGTCTTTTTCGAGTCCGGTTTCGATGTCAACGACGAGTTCACTGTATTTGTTTCCCAACTCGACGAGGACTTGTACTGCTCTTTCATGTTCGTCGAATACAGCCCACTTGGGGGGTTCGAAGTGGATCGTGACCGTGGAATTAACCTTGCCAACGTCTGTAACAAACGAAGGGAATAGATCAGCAAGTCTAAGGCACGCAGCTGGATGAAACGTCGGAATGACTTTGACTCCTGGGATGACATCCGACTCCTTTGCTAGACCGGTTCGTAGTTGTGTGATTCCAACATCGGATCGAAGGAACGAGTGCGCTGCTGTGTTGCCAAGAGCAAGAATGGTCTCGGCGCCTGTAGCCTGTATCTCAGCCACCAGCCGGCCATGGCAAGCTTTGACCTCAGCTGCCGTGGGCGTTCGATTGTTCTCAGGCCGACACAGAACTGCATTCGTGATGAATACAGTGTCTCGGTCGACAGCGTGGTGGGAGAGAACCATGTCCAGTAGACGACCACTCGGTCCAGTGAACGGTACTCCCTCTTTAGCCTCCTTATATCCCGGTGCCTCACCGACAATGGCGAGACTTGCACGAGATGGTCCAGCGCTGGGACAGAACCGACTTGACTCGATATTAAGCGTACAGTTCTCACAGTCAGCCAACGGGTGGCGCTTGGGCCCAGGTAAGGAACTTGGCGCAGTTGTGGTAGGACTCGTTGTACTGCCACTCGGTTGGGATAGCTCCGAAGAAGTCATCGGGTCGGCCTCTGTACTCATGCTCGTCGATTCTCTTTCCGGCCAAGCCCATTACACAGGGCAACGATGTGTCGATACCACGTAGCTTCGGACTGTCGATGTCTGCGAGAGCCTTGACCTCTGTGATCCACTCCGACGTCCCTAGACAATGGTAGTCGACGAAGTCGAACGTGTTCCGAGGAAGTATGCCTTCGAGGAACGACTGCCTGAATGCTTTGTGGATGATTCTGTTGAGGCATCGTGGCACACCGAGTGTAGTCATGTAGCCCATCTTGTCTAGGGCCGTAGTGCACTTGAGGACCTCAACCAGGCTCTTACCCTGAGCAACGCCCATGTACTGAAAGCCATTACGCAGATGCTTCTTGAAGTCCAGGGCCAAGTCAATAGTGCGATCACACTCACCCATAGCATCGGGAACCACGATCTCATGAACGCCGAGCTGTGCAGCGATGTTGAAGAGATCATCCCACTCCGTCTCGACACCTTCCGCAACCCCGTTGTCCAGGATCTTGAAGTCACTTCCCCCCTTGTAGTGGTTTAAGTACATCGGATATCGGCACAAATGAGGTAGTACCATCTGATACCTCGTCATCCCCGTCAGTCCCAACATCTCCATCGGCGTTATCAGGGCTACCTGCACTAAACCTCTTTTCGTTGTATTCCCGTTTCAGTTGGTACATCACTTCCATATCGACGTTCATGATTGCTGCCATGTTCATCAAATAGATGAACACGTCACACAATTCGAACGCCAACTCAACATGGACTTCTTCCGTTAGTTCGATAGACCCCCTTTCGATCTTCTTGAAGAGGTTACAGAACTCTCCGAGTTCGCCAGTGATTGCAATGGTCATGTAGCCTAGGCTATGGGCTACATCCGGGAACCACCTTTCGGAGTCGTCCAAGCACTGCTGTTGAATGTCAACTATCTCCATATTATACTCTACCCCTCTAGCCCTTATCAACGTGACGGAAGAACTCTGCACGTGCCTGCTTTTCAGGATCCAGGAAGACCCCCAACATCGTCGACGTGATCGTTTTGACACCTGGAGCCTGTACGCCTCTGATCGTCATAT